TCGCTAATATCGTCTGTATTCTTGATCTCTTCCTTTAGAGACTCAATACGATCATTAATCCTATCACCATCACAAGAACCGCCAACAATGATCGTGGAGACTCTGTTACTTTCAACAGACACAGAAGAACCAAGAGAAGAGAAAGGTGTCTCTTGTAGCTTCATACCGCTCTCTCTTGTAATGAATGTAGCACCAGTAGAAAGAGCCAAGTCAGATAGGAAGTTGGTTCGCTCTTCTCCATAAAACGGAGCACGAATAGCAGCAACCTTTAGTGTTCCTCTAACAGCATTTGTGATAAGAGCAGCAAGTGCTTGGCCCTCAATTTCTTCTGCTACAATGATAAGCGGACGAGACTCTCTAGCAATCATTTCAAGGATTGGGTAAATCTGTTCGACCTGAGTAATCTTGTGGTCAGTCACCAAGAAAAGAGGGTCATCGTAGCTCATGGTGGCCCGTCTCTCGTCAGTAATGAAAGCAGAGGCACAGAACCCAGCAGGAAAGCGGAAACCTTCTGTGAGGTCAATAGAGGTCTCTAAAGACCTACCCTCCTCGATAGTGATAGAACCATCTTGGCCTACCTTATCGACAGCCAAAGCAATCAACTTACCAATCTTAGAGTCATTGTTCGCGGAGATTGTGGCGATATGTTCAATATCATCAATCGACTTGATTGGCTCCACAAGACTCTTTAGGTTCTCGACCACCTCGGCTACTGCCAAGTGGATTCCTCTCTGTAGCTCAACAGGAGGAATACCAGCAGCAATATGTCTCTGGCTTTCCATAAGAATAGCTCTAGCAAGGACAGTTGATGTAGTTGTTCCATCGCCTGCCTCATTGTTAGTATTGACAGCCGCCTGTCTAATAATTTGAGCACCAGCATTTTCGAATGGGTCTTCCATTTCTACGAAAGCTGCTACTGTTACACCATCCTTGGTAATGAATGGTTGCTTGTCCTTTTCTTGGAGAAGGACGTTCTGACCTCTTGGGCCAAGTGTAGAGGCAACATTGTCTGCCAATACATTAGCTCCCCTCAGAATCTTCTCTTGAAGGGAAGTTTTGTTATCAAATACACGACTCATATCTACTCCGTTCGTTGAGTCAATATAACCAGTTTAAATCAGGTGTCAATATCTAATTGTGAACCAGCGCCATAAATAGTGGTGTCGGGTTTGACATCTTTAGCTACAGTTTTAAATTTAACTGATAACTTGGACATCTTATTAGAAGCTCTTTGTGTGTCTCTAATTGCAGTAGAAGGGTACATCGTACCTCTGAAAAATCCATTAACAGCATCATTTAGCTTATCTAAAGTTTCATATGTTTCTTTCACTAAACCAGACAAAAGCTCACTGTTTTGAGTCAATACTTTTTTGATACTATCAGTAGAAATTTCTATTTCATTAATCTCCGGTGCTGGAATCTCGCTGGTTTTAATTTTAAAACTAACCGCTGGTCTCTTTGATATTGTTTTTTTACCTATTTTTCCAGTGCGGACAAATTCAACACATAGATTGGAAAAATCTTCTTTATTCCTTGTTTTTAGCAGTTCTTCATAAGCACTAGCTATCTCAGTTTGTAGTTGAACAGTATTGACTTTTTGAATCAAGTGTCTTTTTAGCGTATTCTCAAAACCTTCCCAGTTGGAAATTGAAGCAAGTCTTTTTAGAATTTCTTCTACTTGTTCTAAAGTAATGTTTTGTGATACCTGTCTATCAAGATCGGCATTTTTATCAATTTTGCTTTTGATCATATTTTCAAACCTATCTATAGCTTTCTGTTCTTTCTCCCCACCAGCCTTAAAAATACCAAAAAATGTAGTTTTAAGGGCATTGTATCTTTGTCTCTCTGCTGTATCTTTAGATAGATTTTTCTTCACATCGAACAAGTCAAAAAAGTTTTTCTCATTTGACAAGAGGTTTTCGGTTTTAAGAGAAACGAGAACTTCTCTAGTCTGATAAGATACAACCTCGTCGCCCTGAAAATTTTTGACAAAAGCAAGATAGCTAATGTGGTCTAAGTGAGGAAACTGTTTAAAGAATGTGATTAGGTTATTAAAGCTACCACCCGCCCCTGTGCTCTGTTTAATTGTTTTCAATGAATAAGCCTTGATAACTTTACCTGAACGATCAACGACTTCAATATCTTGGATTGGGTTACCTGGGGGTATCCTACCACCAACTAAGATGGCAACCAAATATTCCATAAGAAAACCAGCAGTAGTGTCTTCATAATGATACAGTATCTTATTCATCATAATGACCACATCAAGATAGTTCATAATTTGTGGGATAGTTTTGTTCTGATTATTAACACCACCTAGCACACTTTGAATCTTTTTTAGCCTACCTTCGATATTCTCAAAAGGGTCGAATCCGAAAATCTTGTTATACTTTTCTATATTGATTGAATTGACATCAGCCTGACTAGGTGCTGACAAGAGTTTATCAAAAGCAACTTTATAGAGCTTATCTACATCCTCTGGGCTCTCAAACTCGTCAAGCCTTTGAGCCTCTAAAATCAACTTAAGAACATCGTTGATTAGATATTCTTCTTCTATTGTCTTCTTCAAGTCAGACATAAATAAACCTCTTTTTAGATAATAATATCAGCAATTCCTAACTTAACTGCTTCCTCTGCATCTAAATAGATGTTTACTTTTTCATTCAGCATCTTAGTTAGCTTCTTTTTTGTGAGCTTTGAGTTATCAACGAGGGCGTCAATGTATGCTTCTTGAATCTTCTCGATTGCTTCAAGCTCATTGGCCATGTTTGGAAGAATGCCAAAGCTACCGCCAGCGACATTGTGAATCATTACACGACAGTTACGTCCAATCTTACGCTTGCCCTTTGTACCAGCAGCAAGAAGAAGAACACCAGCGGACATGACTTTACCAACACCAATAGTATGAACCTCTGTAGTCTCCTTTACAATGTTGAGAACATCATATAAAGCAAACATATCGTCTGCTGACCCACCATAAGTACAGAGATAGAAATCAATTGACTTTCTGTCCTCTTCCTTTTCTTCGAGCTTGTTTAGCTCATTCATATAAAGCAGTCCGTGAACAAGCTCAGCAATCTTCTCTTGCTCTACTTCTGAGAACAGCCCCATTACTCTAAGGTCTGGCTCTGGCTTTTCTTCTGCCGCACCAAGCATGGCAGGATCGAGAATCAATAATTCTGGCTTACCAGCCTTTTGTGGCTCGGCTGCTTCACCTTCCTGCTTGCTGGTTTCTTGAGATTGGGGCGCTGAGGCTTCACTCACCTCTTCAATAATCTCCTTAATTACCTTCTTTAGTCTGCGAATCATGTATTCTCCTTTAGGATTCGAATTGCTAGTTCTTTGTTTTTATTCAAAAAATTCATGGCCGAATGCCAATCTTTAAAAGCAACCAACTGCTTAAAGACTCCTGTGTGTGAGTCAATAATGGCATTGATTGATTTTTTCTTGAACTCAATATAATCTTTTTCAAATGAGTTGTCAAATTCTTTTATTGCCTCTTCGTCGGCACCCTCTTCTCTCATCTTTTGTATCTTATAAGTTCTGGAGAAATAGAGGTTTTCTATAGCTTTAGTCAAGGCGGTTAGGGCTGTAACCTGAGAGACCCTGATCAATATTATTGATGTCTTTATTGAGTTCAAAAAGTAGTTTAAACTACAAGTTAGATAACCTAGCCCAAATGATGCTAGGGCTCCTACTATAAACAGTAACTGTACTTTTGTCAAAGCGTCTCCAAATAAAAATAACCACCAGGGTTGCTGATGGTTATTATAGCATGTTGAACTGAGAAGTCAAGCCTATCGCTTCATCAATCTCTTCATAACTCTCTCAGCGATCACTGTTGACTGTCTGTCTACTTTAGACTCTCTCTGTAGACGACGAGCAACTCTACGGAGAACAGTCTCCATTAGTTCCTCATCATCTTCTGGTGCGGGTGGGGCAGCATCCATTTCGGCATCACCCCCTTCAATGCCCCCCATTCCTTCGTCACCTTCTGGCTCATCTTCGGTTTCAACATCCATCATATCACCAGCACCAGCAGCTTCAAGCTTCTGGTCGATAAGGTCAAGTAAATTTGTTAGTGCGGATTCGATTTCTGAGTTATCGGCACCGCCTTCCATTCCTTCGTCGTCGCCCATACCCTCTTCGTCATCAAGCTCGACATCTGGCATTTCCTCGTCTTCGACAGGTGGCATATCTTCGTCTTCTTCGCCGCCTGCTTCCATATCCATATCCATTTTCATTTCGTCTTCTTCTTCGAAGAGGGCGGAAAGCTCTTCTTCAAGCTCTTCGTCTTCTTCGTCTCTACTGACGGGTTCTCTCATTCCAGGCTTAGCATCTCTCATGCCAGGGCTACCAGAACCATACATCTCAGAAAGCTTGTTGCTTGAGAGGGGTTCGAGGCGAGCAAGTTTCATGAACTTTCTAAACTCAGATTCAGTTAATAGGTTTTTTGCCATTTTATGTAGGACTCCTTAAAATACATAATAAATAGTGGTGTTATTTTATAACGACTAAAAAAATGCCTGAGAAAGTTTCGGATTCTTTTTAAGTTTTTCTAAGGCATTGTCTTGGATTTGTTTAATCCTAGCAAATGAGACTCCCTCTCTTTCTGCTATTTCTCTTAAAGTCATCTCTCCGTTCTCATAAATAGATATCAAACAACAATTAAACTCTTCTTCATATGGAATCCAATGGCGGCAGGTTGAATTCTCACAACTTTCTTTACAATCTAAATGGTGCCGACTACATTTTAATAAGCCATCTTTCATAAATCTGGGTGCTCCTGTTCTATTAAATCAAATATATCTTCAACTTCTTCTTCTGTCAAACCCAGATTAACTTTTAATTCATTTCCTTTGTCTCTTAACTTCTTAGACTTCTTTATCTTTGCTTTGGCCTGTGGCTTTATGGAATCCACATACTCCATAAATAATTCATCGCCATCAATGTATGAGCTTATTATCTGCCTAAAGAACTCAGATTGACGAAAACCGTCATACCGAAGTTTAATAAAAAACTTAGCATGACGGTGATCGTTGTCTTCAAAAACTATGGTCTTGGTTTCTTTACCATAATCATATTCATCAGCCATCTTAACCTCTGATGAAACTCTTTATATCGTTCACATGGTACCAATGTTTGGGATGTGGGTTGCTAGGTTCAGGCATAGCTGTGACTGTACCATTCTTAATTAGAAGGATAGTCGGCACACCTTCAAAGTTATGGGCTCTTTCGAGGCCTTCACCATCTTCCATGTTGAAAGCAAAGAACCTCACGTCCTTGATACCTGATGCCACCTCTTCGTATATTGGCTTGAGGGCATGGCAAAGATGGCAACCATTGTTGTAACACTTAACAACAACAGGTTTATCTAAATTGTATTCACCAGATATAAGCTTATCTAATGAATGCCTTGCTAGCCTCTCAACCATTTTCCCTCTCCACTCTTTGAATCAAACGATCAATATACCAGCGAGCCTTCTTAAGATCCTCAACTGGCTTTCCCTTGTGCTTATATCGAGCAATATACTTGACAGCATTGCCTGCCTCAAAGCCAAGGTTCCAGTCTTCGATCACATCAATAGCTTCAAACTTACCTTGGTTATAGTGATCGGGGTGATTGACTGTCTCTTTTACTACGGGAGCATTTCGCTGTGATTCCCAGCGAGCAAGTCCTTCAAGGTCACTATTGTCAAATAGGTCTAGCTGTTGCATTGATGAAATCCTGTTGATCCTTTCATATGTCTTAGCTGCTACTTTTGGTGATGTCATTTACTGCCTCTCTTGTTTTTTGAATACATGTTGGGCAGAAAAGATTCACCTTCTTCTCTGCCTTACGAACCACAACAGACCATGTAAGAGCCTGTTGCTTATTTTTCTTATCAAATGAGGAGCCACAACTAGAGCAAGAGTCGGGCATTAAATGAAAAAGAAACTGGTCTTCCTCTAAGGTTGCTTGGCCTTTCTTTTTCTTTAGTGCTCTTCGTTCTGCTCTATTCATCTGTTTCCTCTGTAAAATCGTATCCCCATTCACAGCATTCACACATTGTATACCCAAATTTTGAGGTATCGCCCAGTTCTACTGGCTGGGGAAAAGAATACAAAGTTTCAATATAGCTTTCGTCATCTGTTTTAGACTCATAATAGTCTTGAAAGCTTTGTGCTTCATCTTCTGCTGCTTGTCTGCCTTCTTCAGTAGGAGGGTGTAGGATATCCCCTGTTTCTCCCCATACTTTTCCGCCATACTCTGCCAACCAGCCTTCATAATCAGGCTGACCTTCTAGCCATGGTTCAATACTCATCGTTCCATCCCACAGATTCTTGGGGCTGGATATGCTGACTGCTTAAAGATTACGACGGCAGAAGGAAACGGTGCTGAGTTGGTGCCTTCACCAAACTTTAGCCGCCCTTTGATGAATCTAATCTCGTCTGCCTTCATAACAAACTCATGCCAATACTTGGTATCAGTACGAGCAGGAATCAACATAACCACCTTTGTCCCCTGCTTCTGTCCCTCATGGTAAGCCTTAGCAACCCAATCCTTAAGCTCTCGCCCGTATGGTGGATTCAGGAATACCGTATTGCCTGACCAATCTTGGGACAGAGCGTCAGCAGACATATCAAAGTAATTAGATACCTTGTAATTATCTGCCGAAGCAGCAGCGTCTAAAGTGAATGGTCCATATAAACCATTCAACTTATCAAAGAAGTCTTGTGGAGTGGCCCAGTCATTAGAC